AGACGACGCAGTTGAAGAAGCATCAAAAGACGAAACTTCAAAAGAAGAAGAAACTAAAGAAGAAGAGTCAAAAGATGAAGAAGCAACAGATGAGTCTTTATTAGACATAGAACAAACACAAGTAGCACCAGTTGAAGCAGGTGGTGACGCAACTGACGATATGGTTGGCGACATCGAAGCACCAGCAGGTGACATGGACAACGGCGACGACTCTGAAAAAGGTGAAGAAGAAATCGAAGACAGAGTAGTTGACCTAGAAGATGCTATTGATGACCTTAAAGCCGAATTTGAAAAAATGATGGGCGATAAGGAAGATGGTGACGACGCTGAAGATCATGGCGACGACGCTGAAGACAACGGCGACAAAGAAGATGAAGCAGTTGTAGATCAATCAGCAGAGGGAGAAACTTTACAAGTTGCTCCTGAACTTGGTGAACAACCAGCAGTAGAAACTGCAGAGCCAAAAACAGCAAGTGAAGAAATTAGAGAATATGTGAACAAAGTAGGCGTAACGCATACAGATGGTTCAGATTCAACTAAATCACCAGTTGCTGGCAAAAATGATATGGGCGGAACGTCTGCTAACATCACTAAAGGTGGTGAGGAAAAAGGTGGTAAAGCACCTGCTCCTAAAGTAGATAACGCAGGTAACATTAATGTACCAGGCGCTAAAGTTAAACCAACTGCGGCACCAAAGGCCAAGACTAGCACAGAAGATGATTCTTCTGCAAAGTCAACAATTGGCAGTTAATAAGGTAGTATAAGGAAAACGGATGTTATCATTACGTGAGACGCTAACTTTCGACCAGGCGGGAATAGTCGTTGAGACTAAGGACGAACACAACGGTAAATCCCTTTACATGAAGGGAATCTGCATTCAGGGAGGTGTTAAAAACGCCAACCAAAGAGTGTATCCTGTTAACGAAATCCAGAGGGCTGTCAGCACACTTAACGATCAAGTCACTGGTGGATACAGTGTTCTCGGCGAAGTTGATCATCCAGAAGGCCTTAATATTAACCTAGATCGTGTATCACACATGGTAAATGAAATGTGGATGGACGGACCGAACGGATACGGAAAAATGAAAATTTTACCAACCCCGATGGGACAACTTGTTAAAACAATGCTGGAAAGCGGAGTTAAACTTGGTGTTTCATCCAGGGGTTCGGGTAATGTTAAAGAAGACGGATCCGGACAAGTATCAGATTTTGAAATCATCACAGTAGATATCGTTGCACAACCATCGGCGCCAGGAGCATATCCTGAGCCAATATACGAACATCTAATGAACACAAAGGGTGGTTTAAAAGCATTTAACTCAGCAAGGGACACACAGGCACAAAAATATCTAAAAGAACAACTAATAAACATAATTGGAAAACTCCAATCTAAATAGGAGATAAAGAATGTTAGAAGCACTGAAATCACTTTTTGAAACGAACGGAATTTCGGAAGAGATCAGAGCAGAAATAGAATCCGCATGGACCCAGAAGGTTGAAGAAAACAAACTTTCTGCCACTGCTGATCTTCGTAAAGAATTTGCAGAGAAGTATGAACACGACAAAGCAAGTTTGACAGACGCTGTTGACAAAATGGTATCTGAAAGAATCGAAGCAGAAATGGCAGAGTTCGCAGAAGACAAGAAGCAACTTGCAGAAGAAAAAGTTAAGTATGCTACTCAAATCGGTGAACACACTGAAAAGTTAAAAGCATTTGTTTTTGATCAACTTAAAGGCGAAGTTGCTGAACTACACTCAGACCAAAAAGTTATGGCAGAAAATTTTGTTAAACTTGAGGACTTCGTGGTAGAAGCTCTGTCTAAAGAAATTGCAGAATTTCAAAAAGACAAACAAGACGTTGCTGAAACAAAAGTACGTCTTATCAGAGAAGCAAAAGCACATTTTGAAAAAGTTAGAAGTAACTTTGTGAAAAAAGGTGCTGAGAAAGTGTCAGAAGTAGTGGGCAAAACTCTTAAACAAGAGATTAGTTCATTAAAAGAAGACATTGAAGCGGCTCGCAAAAACGACTTTGGTCGCAGACTGTTTGAATCTTATCAACAAGAATATTCACAATCATTCTTGAACGAAAAAGGTGAAACAGCAAAACTTCTTAAAGTAGTGGACGTAGCGAAACTACAGGCGGAAGAAGCGAAGAAGACTGTCGACGAGAAACAAAAAGTAATTGAAGCAAAAGAAAAAGAAATTGCTACAATTAAAGAAGCGGCAGAGAGAAGTGACGTAATCAATGAGTTAGTACAACCATTGAATGCAGAACAAAAAGAAATAATGAACAATCTACTGGAGAGTGTGCAGACGGGTGCTTTACGAAAGCAATTCGAAAAGTACATACCGGCTGTTCTAAACGGTAGGACTCCAGCGAAAAAACAGGCAATAAATGAAGGCACAGAAGTAACAGGCGATAAACAAATTAACATTGTAAACGGCAGTCAATTCAATAGCAACATCGTTGATATTAGAAGACTTGCTGGAATCTAAAACAAAAGGAGAAAATAACAATGTCAGAACTAACAGAAACTCGCTGGCAGGACACAAAGAGTGCGTTATTAGAAGGTCTAACTGGAAATAAAAAAGCAGTTATGGCGGCTACTTTAGAAAATACTAAACAGTATCTTTCAGAGTCAGCAACAGCAGGTGCTACATCTGCCGGTAACGTTGCAACTTTAAACAGAGTGATCCTACCGGTGATCAGACGGGTTATGCCTACTGTGATTGCTAATGAATTGGTTGGAGTACAACCGATGACTGGCCCAGTTGGTCAAATCCACACGTTAAGAGTAAGATATGCAGAAACACAAAACGCGACTATCAACAGCGATGATGTTACAGCGGGCGATGAGGCTTTATCACCATTTAAAATTGGTCAAGCCTATTCAGGTAACACAACAGACTCTAAAGGAGATGCAACAGCATCGAAAGAGGGTACTGGTGGTAGAGCGATGTCAATCCAAATCTTGAAACAAACTGTTGAAGCAAAAAGCAGAAAGTTACAAGCAAGATGGACATTTGAATCTGCTCAAGATGCTCAGGCGCAACAAGGTATTGATGTAGAGGCTGAAATCATGGCGGCATTAGCACAAGAAATTACTGCTGAAATCGACCAAGAAGTAATCAACTCATTAAGATCTTTAGCGGCTGATGAAGAAGCATTCAACCAAGCGGCTGTTTCAGGAACTGCGACTTTCGTAGGCGATGAACACGCGGCGTTGGCTGTTTTAATCAACAGAGTAGCAAACAAAATTGCACAAAGAACAAGAAGAGGCGCAGGAAACTGGGCTGTGGTATCACCACAGGCTTTAACTGTACTTCAATCTGCAACAACTTCAGCGTTCGCAAGAACAACTGAAGGTTCTTTTGAAGCACCAACTAACCAAAAAATGGTTGGAACTTTAAACAGTGCAATGAAAGTATATGTTGACACATATGCGGCAGACGATTCGTCTGTATTGGTAGGATACAAAGGCTCATCTGAAGCAGATGCGGCGGCGTTCTATTGCCCATACATTCCGTTAATGTCTAGCGGTGTTGTGCTTGACCCATCAACTTTTGAACCAGTTGTTTCTTTCATGACTAGATATGGTTATGTAGAGTTAAACAACACAGCATCATCACTTGGTAATGCTGGGGACTACGTTGGTGAAGTTACTATGTCAAACATTTCGTTTGCATAATCAACAGTAAACACTTACATATTAAAGGGGGCTTCGGCCCCCTTTTTTATTGACTTTTTGTTCAGGACTTGACTTTTATACCAAAATGTTGTATAATTATTGAGGAAACACTAACAAGGACTACAATGAAAAGTATTGCAATATTAATATTAACTTTCTTCACAGTGTCGGCTTGTTCTATTAAAGAACCAAGAGTATCATTTGGAAAAAAATGTTCAATGACTGATGACAACATCACTTATTCGTATGTTTGGATCTATGATAAAAACACTGGTCTGCCAGCAGACGAAGAACAGTGTGCGGCACTTCCTAAAAAAGAAGAGAAGTAATCAGATGGACTTAATCCAGCCATTGTTTGTCAACGAAAAAGGCAGAACAGAAACGGCTGGATTAGGCGTCCACAATAGTAGTTTTTCCGAAATCTTAATTAACGATCAGATACAACAAGATGTAGACAAAGGTGTTGACAGTTTCTTGTTGTTTATCACACCACAATATAAAACTTGGACTCCTGATTGGAGTTTTAATCAAAGAATTGTAAATCAAATAAAAACAAAATTTCCTAAAATACAATTAATTGTAGATGTATGTTTGTGTTCTACTTTGCCAGATGGACATTGTAGAGTGATGGATAAACCAGACACTAGTGAAGCATTGTTGATTGATTTGGGTAAGAAATTAGAATCAGCAGGTGCAGACATATTGGCTCCATCAGACATGGGAGATAATACAGTGCAAAATTTAAAAGCAGAAACCAACTGTGAAGTGATGGCATATGTGAAATATCGAAGTGTGTTTTACAGTTCATTCAGAGATCTCGCAGACAGCACACCGACCACTGAAAGAACATATCAATTACCTGTTAACGGTGATTCAGGAATGACTGCCACAGCAAACAAATTTAAAACACAAAAAGCAGATTATATCCTACTTAAACCGGCACAACACAGTTTGAATGAATTAAGCATGATATCCATCAGCACATATAATCCAGTAGGATTGTATCAAGTGAGTGATGAATACAAAGGATTGCCCACGATAGAGCATCAAATAGAAATTGCTAAAGTGTATCGCAAAGCAGGTGCTAAATTTTTAGTAACATACGGAGCAAGAGACATAATTGGTAAAATTTAATATGGAACACGAAAAAATATTATTAGAATTTCGAGAATACATGGATAGAATACAAGTATGGAAAAACAATCATGGAATATTCATCAACGATATTAAAAAATTAGAAAACACAATGAACAAAATGTATGATGAATACACCACTATTTTAATAGATTACCGTAGAACTAAAAAAGATAGATACCTAGAAGAAGCCAGTTCTGTGCTAATAGAAGCCATAAACCTAGCAAAAAAGTTCTCAAAAGTTGAACTGATAGCATCACTCAGCAAACGATAAATACCTTTAGTTCAAACGTACTTTGACCTATGTCAAAGACTTATGCAGTAATAAACCCACTGCGTACCGGATAGAACCCGGATAGGACTACTTTATAGGAGAAAAAAAATGGGAAGACCACTTAACAAAAGACTGTTCACAACAGCGGCTGGCGGTGCAACTGCCGGTGCAAATGAAATAAAAGTAAACTTTCACAATGGTGGAGCAGTTGTAGAAGGTACTATTGTCAGACAAAAAGGATCTAAAAAATTCGTAGTTGCTGAAACTGGTGCCACAGATACTGAATTTACGTGTGTATTAAAGACTGGTGTATTACCAGCGGCTTTAAGTGCAGGCGAAATGTCAATATCAGTACAAGGTTCTGATGCAGAAACTTACGGTGTAAGTAAAATTTCAGGACGTACTCTAACACTTGCTAAACCAAGTGCCACAGGTACAAATGCTCTAGACGGCTTGAAACAAGCATGGGGATTTGCCGCGGCGGCGACTGGTTCAGTTAAAGTTGAAGAAGCAGGTGATGACGACGTTGCTAACGCAGATGACGACGACTTCACAGCAGACGCATAATATAAAATACAGTTTAGGGAGTGGCAACACTCCCTAAATTATAAAAAACTATGGCAAAAACAGTTTATTTAGAAAAAGGTGATTACAAAATTAAAGTAGCAGATGCCTCGAATAAAATCGAGTTAGATGCCACAGAAACTTTAGTAAAAGGTAATTTAACAATAGAAGGAACAACTACAACAGTTGAGTCTACTGTTACCACTATCACAGACAATATTATTACTTTGAATTCTGGAGAAACAAGTCCAGGAATAAATGCAGTTAAAAATTACCAAGCAGGAATAGAGATTGATAGAGGAACACTTAATGATGTGGCAATAATTTATGATGAATCTATTGCATGGAACAATCCAAGCACACAAACAGTTTCACAAGGACCAAACTTACAAGGACCTGGTTATGGTTCATACAAAATTTCTTCATCAGACGGCAACGACATTTTAGCATTAAGAGTTGCCAACATCAACAACAACAATGCAATATATTTTGAGCCAGGCGGAACTGGTACTTTAAGATTAGGAGCCAGTATTGCTCCAGCAA